CCTTTAGTAGCAATTGCTTTTGGTCAGTGGATTAGCCCAGAGTTCCATGTTTGGTGTAACCTTAACATCCAGACCCTAATAACTAAAGGGTCTGTAAGTTTAGCCCCCGTAGAACAGCCTCAGTTACCCCCGAATAAAGTAGCCCTAGAGATTAGTCGGGACGTGCGAGAAATTACGGATAACCTAACGGACAACCCAAGATTAGCCCAATTCTTAATTGACCATGCGATTTCTGGCATTATGCCAAGTCAGGCTACTTTAACTGGGGATTCCTTGCAAGGAGTTGTTGAGATTGCACTAGAAATGGGATTTCAAGTTGACCACAGCAGTCGGTCACAGCTTGGGAAGTTTGTGAAAAAACTTTGTGGTCAACTTAACCAACCTGAGAAACGGTTAGTTAACGGCACAACACGAGAAGTTGCTTGTTATCCATCAAACCACCCTGAAGTGAGACAGGCTATAACAAACTTCTTCACTAAATAATTAAACAAAGAACCACCTTAACCGGTGGTTTTTTTGTGCCTAAACGATACCGCCCAAAATATTTTTGAATCCCCCTGCCCACTGAGAAAATATGTACTCCCCCGTTGAAGCTTTTACCACTTGTGTTGGTTATTCGGATTTTTTGTCTTGGTCTTTACTTTTCAATCGTCCGCAGTTCGATAATCTGGTAGTCCTCACTACACCCCAAGACCTGAAAACCCAAGAGGTATGTTCCTTTCACCATGTTCAGTGTTATGCTACTGAAGCTTTTTTTGCTGAGGGTCAAACTTTCGGCAAATCCCAGGCAATCGATGAATTTTTGAAGTCTGATGTCTTATCTAAAAGCGGTTGGCTAGTCCACTTTGACTCTGATATTGTACTACCACCTCGCTCAATGAATCATATCCGAAAAGAGCTTATAGAAACCGATTGTATATACGGTATTGACCGAGTTAGTGCAATAGGTTTTGATAAATGGGCAGATTATGTTAGCGACCCTAAAGTATTTTATGAACAGGAAGTCTGGCTCAGATTAGACCGTTTCCCGATTATGCCCCGTGTCTATAAGGATGGGTATTATGTCCCCATTGGATTCTTTCAAGCTTGGTACGCTCCCAATAGTGAAAATTCCTACCCTACAGTCCATCAAAATGCCGCTAGAGCCGATATGCTATTTGCTATGCGATGGGGAGGACAGAAGCGCAAATTAATCGCTAATGCTGTAGGAATCCATTTAGAGTCAGAACATGGAAATCTAGGGGTTAACTGGAACGGACGAAAAACCCCCCCCTTTAAGTCTAGAGTAATTCCAGAACAAGGAGGAGAGTCTGTCTTAGAACTGTGGGAACAAGGGGGAGAGTCGGTCTTAGGAGTGTGGGAACAATTAGAAAAGGCTTTAGAAGAATTTAAGGATATATGGTTCAGTAACTATTAACAGGCAAGAAAAAACCCCCTATACTCTAGGGGGTTAAATAAACCAAACAAGGAACAAATCTGGGTTGTGGGAGTCGAACCCACCTATGCCGTCTTATGAGGACGGTGCTTATCCGATAAGCTAAACCCAGAAGGTCTTTTGCTCCAGACCTCTTTATTATAACTTAGCCGTTATGGGTTTGTCAAGTCTAAACCAGAAAGAATTTCCTCAATCATCGGGATGTCTTCCCGTCGGTAGAAATACTCAGTGCTGACTCGTTTGCGTTTACCGTTTTTTAACCCGTAGACATGGCGTTTGGGGGGTTTTTCACCCATTAAGGTTTCCCATGCTTGAGCAACTTGAAGGCGGATTTTGCGGAACTCTGTGTTAGTGAAGTCTAAAGCCTTTGCTTCTAAATAATCCTTTAGGGAGAAATCTTCTGGTAGATAAAAGGGCAAACCCTTTAGTCCATTTTTCCACCCATCGATTTTTGGATAGACCGTGACTACTTTTTTGAAGTCCTGAATTTCTTCGCTCAACTTGTCAACTTTCCCAACTAGGCAAGTCATGACCATTTCAATGTTAGCCAGACGGTCTGAGTCGGAAACAAAACCCGTGACCGACCTAATCCAAGTGTCTATTCCAATTGAAGCAAAGGCTAAAAGACTTTTTCGAGCCACTGGATTAGCGGCTTTTGATTCAAAGCCGTAGTAGGAAATAATAGCGGCCGCCGCTTTGCTATTGACAATGTTCGCAAGATTAACACTGTCGCAATCCCCTTTAAGCGTCTGGGAGAAAACCTTACCCTGGAAGGGTTTCAAGCATTCTGGCACTGTTTTTGATTCGGGGGTTTCTTGGGAAAGATTTGCAATAACCCGACCCTCTGAGAACATACTCCCACGTTGAACCCCGCATAATCGGGCTAACGCAGATTGACTCATACCACAGGTTTTCCCGTCCGCACTGACGAAGAATTGCAATTCCATATCTAATTCGGGGACTTTAACGATTGTGGGTTTAACGGTTTCCATTTTATACCTCTTTGGTGTTTTCTGATTACTTTAACAGTATAACTTAGTTTTTATGGGTTTGTCAACTTCCTAACAAAAAAAAATCCCCAGCTAGGCTAGGGTTATTAAAGTTGAGTCAGTTTAATTAGCGATAATCTCCATCCCCTTTAATAGTACCTGCCAATTTTCGGGCAGATAGCTTTGCCATGTTCAAGTTCATTATACTGAGAAGGTTGTTAAACCCGAACAGGAGGGCTAACTCATCAAGAATGGCGAACAGGGACATTATCCGCACCTTAGACTGTAGGGTATCTAGGGATTGGTATGCTTCATCACCTCGTAGTTGTTTTTTGTGAATACCAGCGAAGAAGCCAGCATAAATTACCGCTTTTTCAAACACTTTACTCAATCTCATGACAGCATAGCGTGACGAATCTGGTCTGCCCAAAGAGTATTGTGAAAATAAGGTGGACAGTGGGGGGAGTCCCAGATGCTTAACTATTCGACACAAGTAGTAAACTACGTCCCCCAGTTCTAGGGCGATTGCCTTAAGGTTAGTGTCATCTTGAGCTATTTGGTCATTATAGCACTCGATGGTTTCAGCTAACTCATTAACCAAACCCAGAATGGAATAAGTCAGGGCTACTTCATCAGGGTAAACTGCTGTAGAGTCCGTAAACTCCATATATGAGTCTAGGTAAGCCAAATTTTCTGGTGTTAATTCAAATCGCATAGGGTTTTAGGTCTTTCAGGTTTGTATGTTCCCAGCATAACATACCGCTTATGGTTTGTCAATACCTTTAGCCATAATTAAATCTTATCGCTAGGTTAAGCCCCCATCGCCCAATCTAAGACAGAAGCGATTGAGCGTAGAGAAAATGGCAAAACCTGGAAAATTAAAATTATATTTACACCCTGGACAACAAGAAGTATTCGGAAACCCTGCCAGATTCAAGGTTTTGGTCTCATCGAGGAGATTTGGGAAAAATTTAGAAGAAAACACCCCTATTTTGACCAAAAATGGTTATAAACCGATTAAGGAAATTTTCACTGGGGACACTGTATATAATGAACAGGGTTTACCTGTAAAAGTTTTAGCGGCTACCGAGGTATTTGAAGATGATTGCTACGATATTGTCTTTGAAAATGGACAGGTTATCAGAGCAGGGAAAAACCATGAGTGGGTTTTGGAGCTAAACCGTAAGTTAGAGTCTAACACATGGACTACTGAGGAAATATTCTATTACCATCAAAACATTCAAAAGGGAAGTAAAAAACTTAATTTATCTGTTCCTCGTAAAATTTTGCATCCGTGGGAAAGCTTTTTTATAGCCGATGTAATCCCTGTTGGAAGACATCGAACTAAGTGTATTCAGGTAGAAGGAGGGATTTTCCTATGTAGTAAGAGTAATATCCCCACCCATAACTCCCGGCTATTATTGACTACTTTAATCGAAAGGGCTATTAATTACAACGGCAACTATGATAAAGCTTCTCCCCCCGTCGTTTTGCTCGTTATGCCTAGCTTAAAACAGGCTAAACAAATCCACTGGGAACCACTTGTAAATATTCTAGATGGACACCCAGCAGTTAAAAGAATTTTTAAGTCTGAATGCAGAATCGTTTTTAAAGGAAATAAACCAGACATCATCCTCAGAGGAGCCAATGAAGATAACGGCGATAATATGCGGGGGTTGAAGATATATTTTGCTGGATTAGATGAGATGCAAGATATAAAACCCATTGTATGGACGGAAGTGATTCGCCCTGCTTTAGTTGATACTAAAAATAGTACATCTTTAATTATTGGCTGTGTTAATCCTAATACAAAAGTACTAACTCCCACTGGAATCAAGGAAATTAAAGATTTTGACTCCGATACAAAAGAGAAAGAGTATTTACCCATTTCTGAGGACATCTATGGAATAGGTAGAGAGTTCCACAAAGCAGATGGCTTCTTTAACAATGGTATCGTGGAAACGAGAAAAATCTCAACCAACTATGGGTTTACTTTAGAATCCTCCCTGAACCACCCTATTTTAACCAAAGATGGATGGAAGAAAACGGGTGAACTGGAAGTTGGGGATAAGGTAGCCATAGACTATGGGATGGAAGTCTGGGGGAACATTGACCCCCTAGCTGATTTTGAAGGGACTGGGACTGAGATAAACGGCTTAAGTATTTCAGGTGGGATGACTGAGCAGTTAGCCCATTTCTTAGGGTGGGGCATAGCACAAGGGAATTTTGCCAGTGCTTTTCATAATAGCGATGATTTAGGGAAATTCCTGAACCTGTTAAAGCACTTAGGTATGCGAAAGTTTTTCCCTAATAATCAGGTGATACCCTCTTGGTTGTGGAACGGAAAAAGAGAGTGGGCTGTGTCTTTTATAAAGGGATACATAGTAGGGGCGGGTTTGAGGGATGACCAAAAAAGAATAGTCCTCAGAAGCCCGTCAAAAGAGCTTTTAAGAGAGATGCAATTACTACTGACTAATTTAGGGGTAGTGGCGTGTCTTGGAGGGGATGGGCTGGTTTTAAACGGGTTTAACCCCGGTGAACCCTTAAAAAATCAAGACTATTACTGGGATACAATCAAAACCCTTGAACAATCAGAATGTCAGACTTTTGATTTCACCATTCCAGAAACCCATTCTTTCTGGTCTAACGGGTTTATCAGTCATAATACGCCCAAAGGGGCAGGTACATTTTTCCATAGTCTCTACCTACAAGGTGGTGAAGTTCCTAATTGGGCTAGTTTTTTAAAGACAGTTTATGATAATCCCTTTATTCCCCTTGATGAAATCCAAAGAACCAAAGAGTCATTACCCGAAAAAATCTTTAGACAAGAATTTTTAGCATCTTGGGAATCTTTTGATGGTCAGATATTCTCAGATTTAGATAAGAGACACTTACTGGATGATGATGATTTACCGACAAAATTTGACCAAGTATATATCGGAGTGGACTGGGGAGATGTGAATCCTGCCCTAGTAGTGGTGGGAAGACGAGGAGCCGCTTATTTTGTGATTGATTGTTGGGAAAATCCCAACCCTAAAGCGGCCATTGAACAACGAGTCCACAATGAGAAAGCCATTGAGTTAGCCAGAACGCATGGTGTCAACCGTGGATATGCTGACCCGTCACAACCAGGAAGAATTTTAACCATGAGAAAAGCGGGTGTTCCCAAGTTAATGGAGGGCTATAATAGGGTATCAGAAGGTAATGGGGTGGTTAACACTTTATTACACCAAGATAAACTTTTTATTGCCAAATCCTGTAAAAGGGTTTTTGAGGACATGACTGCATATCACCGAGAGTCTAAAGAAGGGAATGTTACCGAGAAAGTGGCTGAAGGGCAAAGAGACCATTTTTGCGATGCTTTGCGTTACGTTTTGGCTACTTTGGAGCATCGGAATATTGAGAATATCATCGATAGTATGGGTGCAAATACCCTAATACCCAGTGTCCCCCAAGATGATAGTCTCTACGGGAATTATAATTCTGGCTATTAAGGGGCAAGGGGTTAGGCCGCTCATGACCTAAGTAGAAGACCTAACCCCGCCCACCCTATGCGATACCCTGAGAAAGTCCCGTTTAATCAGTTAGAAACTTATCACCCCGATGTACTGGCTAAAAAATACATCTATGAGACTGCTGACGATTTGTTAGCGGGGGGTAATAAGATTAGGGAAAATCTGGAGAAATACCTCTGCAAAAAGCCAGATGAGGATGCAGAAGTCTATAAGTACCGCAAAAAGATTTTTACCTACACACCTATTTTAGGGCAATGTTTAGCCCAATTAATGAATCGGATGACTGCTTCAAACCATGTTATTAATGGTTTGGGAACTCAAGGAGACGAGGGGAAGTTCTGGGCTAAATTTAGGGAATCCGTAAATGGAAATAACCAAAAAGAAAAGAACTTTATTAAAGAAGTATTTTACAGACTTTTGAAGTATGAACGAGTTTATGCAGTAATTGATATTGAATATACTGAGAACCTACCTAAAAACCGTAAGGAACAAGATGAACAAGGTTTAATGCCTTATATTGCCCTATATGACCCCTGTAAGGTAGTCCACTATGACGAAAAGGATGGACGGTTACAATGGATAAAAATTAGAGAGTTAATGACTGAATATGACCCAGTGGGTATCCCTAGAGTATACCTAAACTGGACTTTTATTGATGATAAAGAAATAAATATTTATTCGTGTCCAGTAGAATTAGCAAAAGATGGTACACCTAGTCCTGTCATGGGTTTTGACTTAGAAACTAAAGAATACATGGTCAGTAAGAAATCAACTATTGAACATGGTAGAGATATTATTCCGGTAGTTAAGATTCAAGCCCCAGAGAATCTATGGGTAGTCAAAGAAGCCATTTATTTGGTTCTAGAACACATCCGAGTTCACAATAATCTTTCCTATACTGCTAATTTGGCTGGACAGATTCAAAGACTATTTACTCCGATGGCGGAAACTGTTGATAAAATGGTGGACATTGAAGAAGCCAAACAACAAACTGGTAATCATAGAGTTTTGATTGGGTCAGGATTTAGCTTTAATGAGACTACTGGTTCAGCGATTTCCACTATTACAGGCTATTTACAAGGTATTGAATCTAGAATCAAAGATTTAGTATTTAGTAACGGTATTTCTGCTGGTACTGATAGACCAATGCAAGAGTCTGGTGTGGCTAAAAGTATGGACTTTATCAGCCAAGAACAAGCTTTGACCGCCTACGGTGAGGAATTGTTAAGATTCTTAGAGAACTGTTATAAGTTAGTAGCCTTAGCCCACGGTTTACCCCCTGATAAAGCCGAAATGATTTCAGTTTCAGGGTTGAATGAGTTCGTTCTAGATTCTGTTGATGCTAAGGTAGACCGCCTTGCCCGATTGGAAAAACTAGAAACACCAATCGCTGACACTGCGATGAGATTGGTAACTGAAGATTTACAACGAGCTTTAACTCCTAATGCTTCTATTGATGAACAAAATACTATTCAAAATGAAACTAAGGAATCCTTCAAACCAGAAGAACATTTTGAACTATCTATGGAGGAATTAAGTTCTTTAGTTCTGAATCAGATTGTATCAGTTAAGACAGCACAAGAATTGTTAGGATTTGACCCTGAAGCAGAATGGGAAAACATATCTGAACAAATGCGAAATATGCAAGAGATTCAGGCAGAAGCAGAACCAGAACCAGAAGCTGAAGGTGAAGGTGAAGGTGAAACAGTAGCAGTTGACCTTGATATGCAAATCCAGGAAGTGGCAAGTGCTTTATCTATGGCCACTGATGCTACTGTAGTTGAGGTTCTAGACGGTGTAGGATATGTTGAGGGAGGAGATAACCTACAAGGGATTTTAGATACCTTAATGGCTGAATTATCGCAGAAGTTGGAAATCCCCCTAGAGGAGGTTAAATCTATGGTTTCGGGGATGGAATAAAGTTTTGCAAAACCCTTGACAAACTCTGATAGACCGATAACATATAAACAGGGGTCAATAACCCCTAAACAATTTAGACTTTGAGGTTATCCGTATGTTGGCTTTAGGTTTCATCGCACTAACCCCTGTAGTATCTTGGCTGGTTTGGGAGAACTTGAATGTGATTTCCAGACTAATTTTGCTTAATTATATAGTCTATGGGGTTTTGGCATTAATTTGTGTAGCTACTACTATATGGCTATTTCAGATATTATTCTAGTATCTGGGGTCTAGCCCCATCGCCCAAGCCCAAATTAGAGCTTGGGTTAAAACTTTTAATGAAGAAACGAAATAATAAAAGAAAGGGGTCAGCAGTTCAAGACAAAGTAAAAACTGTAGGGGGGGCGTATAAACAAAAAGCCTTTGGGAAATTTAGTGTTTGGAGGACGTTTAAAGAATGGTTAGTCCTTCGTAACGAGGACGGGACTTTTAGAGACAAAGGAGCCTCAAAAGCCTATACCCCCAAGTATAGTGAAAACACCAGTAAACCCCAGTCAAAAGGGAAAGCAAAAAAGAAGAATACAGATAAACCCGGTCAATTAAGGGACACAGTATTAGAAAAAGTATTAAAAAATAGACCCCAAGAACAAACCACAGAAACCAAGAAGACCCCTGAAGAAAAGACTGATGGGTTAGGAAATCAGGCTTCCAAATTCATAAAAAGTGGCTTAGGTTTATTGTCGGAAATTACCGCAGGAAGAACCAGTTTCATAGGGGATAGGGATAGAGCAAACCCAAGAGGCGGGGCAGATAGAGACCTTAAAGAAGCAATCCAAACCATTAGACAATTACAATTGGATTATGGGGAAACAGTTGTAAAGGAATTGTTCAAAACCCATAACATAGCTCTAATGTCTGGAGCTAATAGAAATAAACTACTTAGAGAAATATTAAGATTACTGAAAAAATCTTACCCTGAAGTGTTTAAGGGGGATACGCCCATTAGGAGCATGGAAGAAGTAAGAAAAAGGTTTGAGGAAGAAATCAAAGATACTACTTTTGATGAAGCTGTATTGCTCTTATTGGGGAAAAGTAGTAGAATAAAAGGTTTTATTTCCCCCTTAAAGTGGGAAACCATACCTGAAAATTCTAAATTCACCAGACCCTACACGACCAGTGAAGATTTCGATAAAAAAGTCGAGAGTAAAATCTCTGCGTTTAGGAAAATGGTGGAAGATGGGATTTATGATTATGAGTTGGTATCTAGAGACAGCGAAATGAAATCTGCTATAAATACTGACCTCAGTGAATTAAACACAAGAATTGAGGATAATATAGAAAAAACAGTAGAAATGCTGTATTTCAAAGCCATAAACAGCGAACCTAAAAAGGATAAAGATGGTAACTTAGTACCAGTGGAAAGTAAAGAAGAAATCAGGGAAAGAGTTGAAAGAGCATCAGCAAATCTTATAAATTATGTCTCAGGATTAAATTCTAATTTTGAGGAGTTCAAGGGGAGATTGGTTTTAGGGAATAACTTCTCAATACCACTGGAAGTATTAAGAAAGTTACCCCCCGTGGAACTATTGCAATTTTATGAACAGATAAAATATGAAGTAGCTACAGAAAATACCTCATCAACCTTAAGGTTTCTGTCTATGGACTTGGAGTTACAAGAAGTCTTAGACTATGGCGGGAAAAGATTAGATGAGAAAAGCAGATATGAGTTACACCATGTAGAACAATTTGCTTCCTTTGATAAAGATGGGAATCCTTATGTATCCATAGAAAGGACTCAAAAGAATACCAAGAAAGGTGAGGTAGTTGAGGAAAAGTTAAAAGCTGTAAGTAGGGAAGATTTTGATAATGTTGAAGTGGTTAGAAATGAGGATGGCAGTATAAGTCATTTCGTGAAGCAGTATTATGACCTGGATGCTAAAGGCAACCTAGTTAAAAAGGGTGAAACCATTATGGCGGAATTACCCTTAAGCTACTATGAAAAGGGGTGGGAAATCCTAGAAAAAGATGGTTTTATTTCTGGGTTTAGAGATAAAGAAACACAGGAAGAAGTTTCATGGCGTAAAGCAATAGATGAAATGTCTCACACATACCAGACCTATTTGGATATACCAAATATTATACACCAGAGTAAAGGAGAGAACCCCATGTCTTCCTTGCTTCATCCCGTTGACCAATTCTTGATAACCCCAGAAAATGAGTCATTAAGAGCTAAACTCTCACGAACTAGAGAACTATCAGAAAGACTAGGATTAGACCCTTCTATTGGTGGGAAAATCGATAACGGGTTAAAGAATGGCGTAATGGGAACTGGAAAGGGGGCTATTGAGTCTAGTGTACATGATAAATTCAGGGATGAACTCACAAAAGTCAGAAAAATGCAATTATTGGATACTCTCTCTAAGGCAGTAGATGAACTAAAGGGTAAACTACCCCCTGAAGATTTTGATAGATTAGACGCAGAAGGTATATATACCTTCTACAATGGTGTTGTTTTAGCTGAACAGAACTTGCAACTGGGTTCGTTATCTGGTAAAATTAGGATAATGGAATCCACCATTGAAAAAATAAAAGAGTTTTCAGACAGTGCTACCATTAAAAAAATGGAGGATTCCTTAGCTAAACTAAAAGAAACCTACTCTAAAGGCATTATAAGTCGGGATAACTTGGAGGCTAGTCTAGAAGCCACAAGGGGGAAAATTCAGGATGAACTCAATCTCCGAAAAATTAGTGGGGGTTTCTTACTTAAAATCATTAAGAACCCTGAGCTATGGGGTCTACCCCCTGATGCTACCAAAAAACAGGTACTTAATGCTATAGTGGGGGAGATACGCAATAGAAAAGGATTAGACAATTTCCCCAGTTTTGATGACAATATGGAGCTTATAAAAAATGATTGATTTTGACTTGACCGAAAAAGAATTTGATGAAGATGCTTTTGATGATGTTTATGATGCTGTCCCCAGTGTCATAAAGTACCTAAAACTTGTCAAATCCCTTCCTGCTAACTTTTGGGATGAGGTCAAACCTTTAGACCCTGAGAAACCGTATGGGCGGGTTGAGGGCTATGCTCTAAATTGGTCTTTTAATAGAGCTAAACACAATACCCCCGATGCTTGGAGATTAATAAACGACAAAAACATTACCAGTGTAATGCCCTGGTCTATGGGTCTAGATGACCCCTTACAGGTTTATGATTGGGATGTCCGCAGGGGTTTAGCTTTTACTATTCATGAAAAATTTGAAGATGAATTTGACCTTGAAGACTTTGTAATGCCCTTCATTCATCCCCTAGTGCTACCTAAAAACTATACCTTCTGGTTGGATATGAGGGAAGCAATTAAATTTGGCAGATTGGGAGACCAAGCCTAGATACTGCAAAACCCCAGTTAATGGGGTTTTTTGGAAAGACTAAGCCTTTTTAGGTTTTAGGGGTTTGGGCTTAGGCATTTTGGGTTTCTTACAACCAGAACTTTTTTTCATGCCAAGTTAAAATATAAAAGTTTCCTATTTTAGTTTGAGCGTTATTGAAATAAAAAACCCTTAGAACTCTAAGGGTTGCAATTAGCTCTAGACGGCTAAGTATTTACGCAATCGAGGAGTCACCGTAGACCATGCGTACACCGCCAGCACCGGGTAAGCCCGTTATCGTTAGTTTTAATTCTTGCTGGCTTTGTAAACCAAAAACAAGCCGGCTACCGTTAATCGAAGTTAAAGCACCGTTGGGGAAAGTAATAACGGTATTTTCCCATGCTTTAAAAAGAGCAACGTCAGCATCAAAAGCGTCTTCAGCTAACTGAATCGTCGCATAAGTTTTACCGTTATAGGTAGTGGTAGTAGGAGCAGTAGTGCCAGGGTCAGCTACAATAGGGTAGGGTTTGATAACTACTTTTTGACCGGTGATAAGCTGACCAGCTTGGTCAGTTACTTCCGTTTTGGTCATAGTGTAGTTAACAGCGTTAACCGTGTCAGTAGCGGTTTCAAGGGGAGTGCCGAAAAGTAAAGCGATTTGAGCGGCATTAATTTCAGCAATCGAAAGTTCAAGCTTCGGCTCGATACCAGTCTTAATGTAGCCAACGGGTTTGGAGGAAATTTGGGATTTAAGTTGGAACTCATCCCGTTCAATCATGATAACCGCATCATTAAGCTGGTCATCATTAGTCAAAGTAATCTTGGAAGCACCTTCACCGATTTCGATTAGCGCAGGGCCGGCACGTTTTGCCATTAAAGTAGCCTCAAATATAGAGATTTCAAGTATGAAATTGGGCGTTAGGGAATTTATTCAACGATTGATAAGCTTAAATTAATGCTCAACGGTTGGAAATTACGGCTCAGGGGTGGGGAGTCTCTAAGCAAAATTCGATAATCTACAGCCCCAGAGTAAATTTCTAAGGAAGGAGTAAACGTGGGAGGTAAACGTCTCTCACAAAACCAGTGAAAAGCCTGTTGATTGGGCATTAAAAGTTCAAAAGGACTACTGGAGTCTAAAGTAGAAATAAGTAGTTCTTGGACTTGTCTATTTCGGAAATAATCGATACTAAAGATGGCTAAAGAAACTAAAGGATGAAGTAATTCTCTGGTAATAATCTTACCTTCCACAGAATCGGAAATAGAACTAATACAGACAATTGTTTTATTTTGTGTGAGTTCTTTTTGGCTTCGAGGATAATTATTAGAAAAAGTAATCCCTGAAGAAGGAGGAAATTTGGAGGTTAATAGGGTGAAAATAGCCGATTCTAGCTTAACAATACTTAACATTAAAAGCCTCCAATTTCCTTCTTAAGTTCATCTGAAAGGGGGCGCATTTTTGGGTCTAGGATTTCTTCCGGAATAGAAGTCTCGCTAGAAAGAAAGATAGTATCATTTGATACAGAAACAGTAACGCCCTCAGTTCTTTGGGTAACCATTTCGGCTTTTTCCAAGAGATTAACACGCACATCTTGTTTAAACCTATTAAGTTCTGAATTATTTCTTCTAACCATCGGCTAGTAACTCCTGAACCTGTGTCCAAGTATAAGGAACACCCTCATTAGAATTAACCGTAACTGGAGATAATGCAGATAGATTGTAATTAACTTCTTTTACAACAGCAGGAATAATACGGACACCTTCAGACCAATTAATAAAGGCGTAATCCCCAACTAAGACCTCTGCATTAGGAATAGCCATTTTAAACCTGAAAATACCAGAAGCATTGGAGCTAAATTGAAGTCTTTCATGGATTGTACCATCCTTAAAAGATATTAAAGGGAAAGACCCTACTAAAAGGGGAGTGTTATCCGAACTCTCAAAGGGGTTAGAGGCAATACTCGAAGGACGGACAATGTGTACCACACCCGCCTGTAAGCTATCGACAATTTCTCTAACTACATCAACTAATCCTAAGTCATTTAAATTTAGACTCATAAAAACCTCCTGCTGTCATCAGATTGGGCGTTATTGTCTAACCAGAGGTCAAATACGAGTAATAACCAGAGAAAGTTTTTCCAGCATCGGAAGGATGGAAAAAGGCAGTCCCAGTGGTGTTGTTGAAGGAGATTAAACCGCCTTCAGGAGGGGTAGCCCCATTAAAAAGTAAGTTGGAATTAGGAACGGGTGTACCATTAAGAGAAACGGAAATGGAATTTACATCAGAACCGATTAAACCAGCAAAATTTGAATTTGTAGAGGCTGGTAAAGGGAGACTATATGGGGGGGAAGATGGTACAGTTAAACTACCTATGTTGGACTGATAGGTTACACTAGAGGCAGTAATTGTGATGAAACTGTCCACATAGCGGGCGTTATCCCCTAAAACCCCGTAACAAACGGGAACTGTGTAGAAATCAGTGGTGGTAAAAGCAGTACCAGCCGAACCATTCTCAAATCGAACAGAAAGACCATCTAAAATGGCTTGAGAGCCGCTATGGGTAAGTTTAGAGCCTGAATGACCCTCAACCCAGGTAGAGCCGTCCCAGCCCCATTCTTCCCACCCATACGAGCAAGTATAAATACTACCAAAAGAAAATACTAAATTTCTACCCAGATAAACAAGAGAACTAGGGGGACGGGGTGAATTGCTTGGGTAGGAGGGACTGACAGCCTCAACTTTCGTAACCGAACCGTTTATTAAAACATCATAACCATTATTGTAATGGGAAGAAAAATAGTATGAATTTTTTTCATCAAAAAACCCTAAAACAGGGATATTATTGTCCATGTACTGAATATTACCTCCACCCAGGACAGGATTATTGGTAGAACCAAATGTCATAGTCCTGGTATTGTTCTGATTGCCAACATTAGCGGAAGATGCAAGCCAAAAATCACCAAAAGTAGAGCATTGGATAGTATTTTCTAAATCAAATAAACCCCCTGAAGAAAATGCGTCAATAGCGTTACCATTAGCAATAGTCCGTGACCACCAAACAATCCTACGGTCGGAACCATTAGTAAGGTAGAGAGCCAATTCACCATTAGGACGATTAGCCGACTTGCAACCTACAATTACTTTAGCTCTAAAGAAACCTAAGTCAGTAATCCAAGTAGAAGAAGGGGTGAACAGAGTAGACCAATTATCGGAACATCTAAATCCGTTAGATGTGACAGCAACAATAATTAAACCAGTTTGGTAATAAATACTGGTAACTCCGTGGACGGGTTCATTCAATAGTAAAGTTATAGAATTTGTACCACCAGCAGGGTTAATTCTCCAAAGTCCCGTGTTAGAGCAAGCAACATAGATGAGACCATTAACAACTTCTACCTGTTTGATATTTGTAACTGGTAAATTAGCGTTGGAAACTGTCAGGTCATTATCAGCATCAAAAACCTTATATTCCCCATTGAAAATATCAATTAGGACTACACCTGTAGCATCCCAACGTACCAGCTTACGTTCTGAAAAAGCTTTATAATTAAGAAAATCTTGATGTCCATGTGAATCAGGAAAGGGGATAGCAGTATTACCCCGTGAAAGATGGGGCGGGGTGTCAGTAACTTGCGCCCAAGAGTTCCCGTTGTAGTGGGTAAATCTTTGACGTTCTAACTTATAAGTTGCTGAACCCACATTACCAGAATCCACAATGCGAACACGGTACATATCAGGGTAGATACCCGTCCAAGAACCAGAAGGGATAACCCTACCAGTCCCGTTGGCACTCCAGGAAGCATCGTAAAAAGCTGAAGGTGCGCCATTTCTTTTACCCCAAGAGGTTTGAATAGGGCTTCGATTAGGGTCAGCAAAGCGGAAAGCAGATATACACCGATTATTATTACTGGGAATAACCCCGAAAGCTAAAGAATTGAGAACCCGTCCAGTGAAAGCATCTAGACCTACGGAAGTTCCACCAAAAGTAAAACTAAGGCTAGGGGAAGTGCTTTGATTATATCTCCAAGTGGCCAAACCAGAACTACCGTTATTGATAAATTGTGCTGAGACGTTGGTTGCTAGTGTATCTCTTACGGCAAAAAAGTTATAACTATCAGGATTAGGGACGCTAGTAAGACTAGGATACTGACCAGGTGATTTGTCACCGCCACTACCAATCAATTGGTTAATAAACTCAAAACCGAATAAACGCCGTCCGAGATGTCTTACAAAGTCTCCCCCTAGTGGTAGACCAAACCCAGGGCTGTTAATAAAGTAGACCCGATAAAAAATGTCGATGGTTTCAAAAGGGGCTTGAGTGACTGGGGACTCAAATCTAACGTAAGCGTAGGCATTAGCAGTCGTAAAACCAACACCCGCCGTACCCGAACCCTTATCTACTATAGCGACAGTTTGAAAAGTACGATTTGCCCCTGTAAAGGTTAATCTACCCCTTAATTCTCCGTACATCGGTGTATCTTCTGTAGCTTCTACCCAGGTTACCTCAGAAGCACCAGAAGGGTATTGACACTCAGCAATAATACCTGGAACAGAAATAGTATACCGATTAGGGGTAGCACTGGAAGTAGAAATTACCATATTCCGGGGGTCATAAAATGGGTCTCTTTTTAGACCTGAAACAGACCCATCCAAGTTCATGGCCGCCTGATACCCTCGTTCAGTGAAGGTATTATTCTTTATAATTTCTTTTTGTTGACCCGTTTGAGTGTCTGTAATAACGAGTTTTACTTCACCAATAGCTTTAAACATTAGCCAATTACCACCCCACCTAGATTTAAGTCAGTTACAGATTTAATTCCGCCTATAACAGAAACTTGGGCGTGCCACGAACTTTGAGTGGGGGAGTCGTCGGTACTGGAAAGAGAATAAGCAGAGATGAAACTGTTGGAAAGAGGCAAAGGGTTTTCATTAGGGTTAGAGCCTACAAAGCCTATAGTGGTATCCCAAAAACTCTCTGGAAACTCTTGAGTATTAAATAAATCTAAAACTCGGCTCTCCAGGAAAGAAGGGATAATTTTTATTTCGTTAACTGTATCTGAACCATAACCATAGCTATCAAGATGAATCAAGGGGTCTACATAGAAAATATCAGAGGGGGCGGAAAAAATACGCCCGCCAATATTGTAATTAGAAACTATACGAAAAGTAGTTTTAGGGGGGAGAGTATAAGAGTTAGATTCGGTAGTAGCTACAGATTCCCAATTAGGCTTATTATAAACCTCAATATTAAAGTGGGTTAAGAAAGCTGGTTGAGCGGGTAAAGACCATCTAAAACTAACAGAGTCTATATTTATTTTGCGTTTAAAGTAAGCTTCCTCGGAGTCTGCGGGGGAAAAGATTAATGGGGGAATGACCTTTAAGCTAGAGGGGTGTTCAGGGACAGAGGGGTACAAGCTAAGACCACCCAAAACATCGAAACTGGTTGGGGAAGGTACTATCTCCACAAGACTGAAGACATCAAGGTTATCAACCAATGCTATTTTTAAGAAAATCCGTCCGTTGACAGTGTTAAAAACACCACCTTGAGAAGTCACAAGAGTGTTTAAGCTGTTAGGTTCAGAGAAAGTTACAGGGGAACCCGACACTTGACTCCAAACAACAAAAGTTGTGGAGGCTATAGCACTAACAGAAGTTTGAGTTTGTAACGTGACATATATTTTGGAGGGGGCAGAAATGAAGGCATTACTGGCCTTTAGTTGTGTTCTTATGCTGTAGATACCACTGTATAGAGTTTTTACAGTGGGGGGGCTTGTAAAATAAAGTAAAAATTTACCTAGAGATTTTTTCAAAGCCTCATAGTAAATTTCTTGCCCGACAAAAAAGTTAGAGGGGAAACCGAACCCCCTCCCAGAGCTATAAATATTTTTATAGAAATCTAATAGTTCAAGAATTTGAGACTCATTAAGCCCTTCAAAAAAAACGTCCAACTTAGCATCCCTACCACCAGTGTATTGCATAGCTCTACGCTCTTCCCCTGCTTGGTCTTCAATGGTTAGAAGTCCGAAATCAGGGAGAGTAAAGCCCTCAATTCTTGTAGGGTGGAAGTTAGGGAAACTCATAGAATTTGGTCAGGGAAACTATTGGGGTTAGGCGGTGTTACAGGCGATACGGATATTAGGTAGGTATCAAAAGAATATACATCTTGTCTAATGGTTTTTATACTAATTGGACGGTCAAAACGCCAGACAATATTTTTCAGGAGATTGGAATAGGCATTTGTCAATACTAGAGGGTGTCGCCAAATAGATAGGGGTAGTGTAAAACTACCAAAAACACCTCTGGTATTCTTATAAAAGTTTAACACATTTCCTACTTCAACAGCATTACGGTTAATAAACTCTAGTTTGACTTTGGACTTTGTGCTTTGCTCTGATAAGACCTGTCGAACTTCCCCCCCATCAGGGAATGTCACTATATGGATACCATAAGGAGGTAATTCAATCTCTCGCATAAAATCAGGAGTTATAGCAGGAAAAGAAAGATTGCTCATTGGAAAATAAACTCCAGATTAGTAAAATCGAAAAGCTTATCCGACCAAATTACGGCATCGATACTTATTTCTCCTGATTCACTTATGGAAAGAGATTGTATACGATAAACTTTATTTTCAATCATATCTCTACCAACAACCACAGGGTCATACAGGGATACGGGCGACGGTAGTTCACTAAGATTCATATAAGTTTTACCACCCACTTGTTCCAGAGTAAATGGCAAATCAGTAATAACTTCACCGGTAGTCTGGAGTTGGATTGTGGCACGGTAATCGGAAGTTATAAATGGTGAAGGGTAACGAGATAAAAGAACTCTTTGTGTTTGCCCCAAGGTATCATAATCCTCCGTCTCAGTCACATAACCAGACAGTTCATAACTAAATTCAGTGGTCTGATGTTGAACTAAAATGGCTTCACCAGGGGATAAGAATAAACCCTGAGTGGCAGTTCTAAATCGAATGTTACGGTCTTGTAATCGTTTAGAGTTAAGAGTTACCCCTGCCACGGTTTTAGCCTGTTCAGGATTGGTAATCGAAGGAGCTTGGATAGTGATGGAGTTTAACTTTTCCCAGCCATTATCTAATTCTTGTGTACGGGCTATAACGGCGGTAGCAGGGCGTTGATTATCAGTACCATCCGTATAGACCACAATCACTTGGTTAACGCTGGTATCTTGCCAAGGTAGAACACTTTCTTCAAAGGAATCTTTAAGGATGTTGGATGAGTTAAAAACTGCTATTGGTAATCTATCCTCGTTCTCCATAGTCAATCCGAATAGCCCATTAGGTGAATAAGGGTAGAGTAAGGATAGACCAGCTTCTTGAGTTACTTTAGAAGATAAACTTTCCGTTTCCGAGATAACCCCGTCCCAAAAGAATCCATTCTCTCGGACAAATTTTCTAGTCTCTACAATTGAGGGGTAATCAATGTCCTCATCCCCATCAATAACAGCACCTAAACCACCTTCGGGGTTAATTAGCCAATCCACATAAATATCTGGGAAATAATTGGAAGCCGCATAATTAAAAACAATATAGCGGTCTTTTGGGTTTAGGGTAATACCCGCCGTGATACGGTTATTAGATAAAGCTGTAACACCACCCTCTTGTTTAGTATCTAAGTTTCTTACTTTGGTTTGACCAATGGTTAACTCAGGGATTTCTGAATAGTCTACGGTAGTATCAGTAATTTGATTTGAAGGGGTCAGAGATTGTTGAGTCCCATAGTGAAGATGGTTACGAATCTTTCTCCCTTCTGAGACAAAGAAGGATACTTCAGGTGATGAACTTATACGGTCAGAGGCCTTTATTTTCACTCCCACTATTGCTACACCCTTGTAGTTAGCAATTTTACTAATTTCGGAGGGTATGACAACTTCTGAAACAGTGGTAATTCGGATGGGCGCACCACTTTCTGACGATACTATTCTCTTTTCCTCATCATAGTTAATGGTTTTTGCCATATCTTGGTTAGAAGGTTGCGATGAGAACTCCCCCCTTAAGCCTACATTTTTTCCTCTTAGAGTGTAAGGGGTAGTTATTTCCGCATTTTCCCCCGTACAACTTAATTTTATGGTATTTGATGTGCTACTAGGGGCAGTAGTATACGGTTTTAACTTAACATAGTAGCGACCATAAGGGAGATTACGAATCTCAAACTTAAACTGTTTAGCATTCTCAGATTTCTCTCTAATAAAAATTGTCTTTAAGAATTGCCAATTTCCTTCAGAAAAAGCTATTGGTTCACCTTCCTCATTAGTCAGAGGTTGTATGTATACATCAAAGGCTATCCCATAGGGAAATATATCTTCAAAATTAGCTACGTCAGCTTGCGTCTTACCACCCATTACTTTTTACCTCCTGCTTTCCCAGAATCAGCATCAACCGGTTTTCTACGAGAGAAAAACATACCTTCAAAATTTATCACAATATTGGTCACTTTTTTACTGGTTTGATAATAAGATTCCCAAACACAATAAATGTCATCATCTTCTGATATATTGACTGAGGGGGTAATAGTGATTTGACGGCTTGCATCGTTTTTCTTTAGTACCCTAAATCTAGCAGAGTTAACCTCGTAAATTTCAGCAGGTGTGAAGCGACTCCAATTTTCAATGGAATCTTGCTCATCTTCATAGACTACCAGTGTGGCAGTATCTTGAGTAGAGTTCACAACATCTACCCCGAAATTACCAGTGGGGAAACTTATACCCACAGAAGAAGTTATGTTTATGGATGTCCCCATATCATAAATTACCCCCTTAGCTGGAAGACTACCCCAATTCACACCGGAGTAAGCCACTAGGAGATTTCCATTTTGGCTATATTTAACCACTTTATTACCTCCGTCATTACCTAACTCAACTTGAAAGGTGTCATTTACTGACCAAGTTGCACCGGAGATAGCTACTGGTGAACCGTTATGGATTACAACGACGGGATAAGTAGTAACAGTAAGGGGTTCGGCGGGGGGAGGGGGAGACGGGGGGACAGGCTGGGGGGTAACTACAATGTCGTTAAGGATGCCATAAGTAATATTGCTACTACCCCTAGTACCATAGCCTACCGCTACCTTACGATTGTTTGTTAGACTCCAACCTATACTACCGCCCCCATCCCTAACATTTTCATTAGACTGAGCGTAGGCATCGGGGTTACTTGTTGAACCCGCATTTTTTGTTATTAGGACTGAATTACCATTGCGCCCAGAAACATAACAATTAGAGGTTTGCCAAGTATTAATTGCTACCGTTGTCCCTTGTTGGGAGGTAGATTTAGATTGCGCCCTTTTGGACGAACCAAGTAGATTATAGGTGTTAGGAGTTATACACTGACCAAAGAAGTTAAATTCGGTAGGTAAATTACCCTGTGCCGCATCATTATAGTAAGTAGGAGTCCCAATTAAATAATTAAAGGTTAAATCTTCAGCATAGAATCTCTCTATTGTTTGGCCATCGATAAGCATTAGGCTGGAATCTATTGTGCCTATTTCCCCTAAGCTAAGGGCAATAATATTGTATTGGTAAGCTGAATCACCAAGATTTTCCACTTTACAAGCAATTAGTTTTCCAGTAGCCCTAACTCCCCCTTTAGGGTTTTTGCTTCTACTAGCATAAATAATTGGAATAGCGGAGCCTTGTATTGCTATATCATCCCCAGACATGGAGGAAAAAGAAGAACTAGGCGCACGGGGTTTTTTCTTCTTTTTAGGCTCTGAGCCAAATAAGGCAGAACCCAGAGCAAATCCTAGAGTTAAACCGGTGAAAAGGAAACTTGTACCCCCCGTGAAAAACCCGATTGCCCCCCCTACAATACCCAGAGCAATAGCTCCACCCATTCTCCCATTATAAATTTTTAAATCTTCACTAACCACGGACACGGGAACATTGGCAAGTTTAGACTCTGTTTTTAAACTTAGACTAAAAAAGAAGTCTTGAAAATTTTGCTCAGGGTTAATCACTTTACGCCCCCCTTAACACATTTCCAAGATTTAACTATTCGGTGTTTAATTCTTCTAAGGGGGATAAATGCGCTAGTTCCAGTACCAGCACTCCCTGTATATACCACATATTTTTGGTTCATGTGTTCTACGATAACTCCTAAACCGTGTTTACCCCACCAATCAATAAGAACCAGGTCTAAAGTTGATGTTACTTGGCTTTCTTCTCGTTCCAGAGTATCACAAAGTTCCGCTAATTTACCAGTAGGTAAATCAGAATCAGAGCCATACTCCCCATAGACCCAATCATAACCATTAATCTGCTCACAATTAAATTTTCTATAGACTTGGTTCGTTAACCCAAAACAATCCAGTCCTTCTTTATAGGATTTACCACCCCAAGCATAGGGGATACCTTGAAAGTCAAATACTGAGGGAGTGGGTGTATATGGTGTTTCCATGGTTTATAAAGGTCTATAGTTAGTTTTTACACTGTTCACATACGGTAGCTCTGGGAACACTTCTGGGTCAAATACTTTAGAGGGTATTTGATTAGAAATGGCATCTACAGGGGAACGACAACTGACATTCACTACTCCCTTTTGAAAAGAGTAGGAAGATATTCGGGTATTTTGTGTTTCATAAATAGCCCCTTCTTCTTCGGGAAAGATTGTGTATACTCTAAGCCTACACCCTCTAATATCAGTCTCCCTTAATAAGTTTCTGAGTGTTTCAGTGTTGGCCAACATTATCTCCACTGAAGACGAACTTATCTCCAAATCTTCTTTGCTAGATAACATACTGAAAGGAAGATAGAGATAATTCTCCCCTTCAAAGCTGTAGGGGGCTGTCTGAAAATTCTGGAAGTAGTATTCCGTACCTTCCTTTGTTTTCAGATACACCAATCTTCCATAGAAATGTTCAGGTGATAAGTGTGGGGCTTGGGCTGTCATCAGTTTTACCACTCAACTTTTCTATAGTCTGGGCGTTATTGTCACTCAATTACTGAAATTAGGGGTACATCAAAATTATAAATTTTTGTAAAGACTGTAACAATTTTAATGGGGGCTTCAAATCGCCAAAGAGTTGTATCCCCTAATAAGCTAATACCGGATTGGTAAGCACTAGGGTGACGATTAATTCCTTCAGGGAGTATGAAGGCCTCCTTCATACCCTTAACCAGACCCCAAAAATTGATTAGAGACGAAACTTCAATTTCACTTCTCCCCTCATATTTTAACAATATTTTGGTATGGTTCCCTGTTTGATGAACGAATCTCCGAGTCTCAGACCCGTCATCATTGTCGTATATCTTTACACCGAAATCTGGCAACTCTAAGTTGTCGATAACGTTGGGAACTAGGGAGGGATAAGTAAATCCAGACATGATTAGGTTGCGGTTAGGACACCAGTGTTAACTGGAATATCTACTTGGAACGTGGCTCCACTTGGGGTAAAAGCAGTGTTAAACTCTAAAAAACATACTGGCTGGTCTGATGTAGCAGGACTTCCACCAGCTTGTTCCACAATTACCATCCCAACTATTGGGGCGGAGTTTGCAGTAGTTAAATTGTTCCAAATAGGATTTGAGAATGTCCATCTGACAGTCGAAGCCGTCGGGTTGTTCAGTGTTCTTCCAGTTAAAGCCTGTATTGCATAATTACCCCCTGTAGCTTCGGTCAACCCGATTCTTTGGGTTTCAGTGGCCGCAGGAGTTGCTGTTACTAAACACGCATAAAACGTATCCCCATCAAGGTCTAGTAACGCTTGTAGAATTTTAGTTTTAGCATCGTTGAATAAAAATGATGGCATAGGTTTTTATCGGGTTTACTAGACTTAGTTTGGGCGTTCTTGCCTAAGTTCTCTGGGTTCCTAGAGAGAAAACCAATTCACTAGCACTACTGTTACTAGATACCACGAAGGTTACTCGTTGTCCCGTGGTTACTGTCTTGGCCGTCGTACTATTAACAGTTTGACTAGAGCTAGTCACGTTAATACCACTTAATGCCCCTACATTTACCCCATTAATTTGGACGGCAACAGTACAAGTTCCACTGGTAGTAAAGACTGTTAAGTTTTCAATAGTAAAACCATATCTAGCACTGGCTATTAAAGTGTATGTTTTGTTTGATGGGGAGTCAATTTGCCCATCCATAGATTCTGGAATGGCTGTCGTTGCTAATTCTGTCCCTACTATATTCCAACGGGTTCCTTTCTTTATCAACTGAATAGAAGTGTTTTCAACGTTAAAAACCCGACTATTTTGCCCCTGAATTGTTTGACCCGCAGGAGCGTTCAGGGTAAAACTATTTAACCCAAACCCCGTGGGGCTTACGCTACTTGTACCGGCATAATCCGAGTAGATGATTATTGAATTATCAGGGGCATTTGAGGGTAAAGTTGTGGATGCCACACCACTACCTGTATTCACCAGATGGATTGTTCTTAATGTCGATGTAAAAGTCCCAGAAACTATTGTGCTTTGCATTTCATCCCATCCTGCTAATTCATAGTAGCCTGTACTACCTTGTGTTAACTCTAGTGTTATAGATTCAAAACCCATAAGCACCGGTATTCTGGGAATCACTATGGGTAGACTAAAGTTTAGACTGCCTGATGATGCCCCCGCCTCCGCATTAGCCAAGGTAGTCAGACTAGCTAGACTAAAGTTTAAGTTAGTGAGTAGGGCGGTAGTTCTAGGAATAACTGTTGAACCCCCCTCGCTAAAATCCAACTGGATTGAATCAAAACCCCTACTAACAAGAAGGGGGGCTAGTGTTATTTTCGAAGGTGTTAAACTTAAAACCACTGATTCCACAAACCCCACTACATTTCCTGAACTTTGGGATGGTGGTTCTTTCAGCGAAATAAGGTTTATTTCGGTCTGGTAAATATCACTTATAATTGTTTTTATTATTGGTTGTCTCAAGAAACGCCAAGTTTCTGTGTCGTCTAATCCTGCCAAAGAGTTAGTGATTTCATCAGGACTTAAATAAAAACTTGTTGGCAGGGTAAAATCTTCAAATGTCCCCTTTGTATCCCTGTAAAAGGATAAAAGAGTATTTACCTCCGTAGCCCTCATCCCCGTATAAAGAACTCTTAACTCTGTTTTATTCCCTGTAGTCTCTGTAAAACGTCTAATTTCCCGTCCTAATTCGTTTTCATGTAGTTTTAGCCCGTAATCGGGTAGTTTATCCACATGAAAGAAGTTGGGGGCTAGATTTGACGGAAATTCTAAAGGCATCCGAAATTAAGGCAGGTTTCTTTTAGTTTGAGCGGTATTGTCTGACCTAAGAGACGAAGAAAGATTCTGTTAGGGGATTTCAATTAAACCCCTAAACCTGGTCAAAGCCCCAATTTACGCCTAGTGTTGGGGGAATTTTTTAATGTGCCGAAAACTTCCATTTTAGCCCGTTCCACTGATTGCTCAATGGCCGACTTGAACATTTGTTCGGTAACATAATTTTGACCGGCTATGGTAGTGCTGGTGTACGACAGTTCAATTGGTGGTAAGCTGTATTCCTCATTACCACCCATATATTGGGCTATCGTTTTTTCAGCCTCCGTTTTAACTGGAACGGGTATTGCACTCTTACTTTTGTTGGCTTCTGCGGTCGGTAGATTGGGCATCCCTAAGTTTTTGGGGGGTTGAATCGCCCCCATTTTCAGACTGCCAGAGTTCAAGGCATAAAGATTTTTCTCACCCCCAATTCTGGACATACCAGCGTTGGTTAAAATCCCCTCACCAGGAGTTAACATGGCAGGTACAGTATCGGTAGTACCAGCACCGGGTACAACCCCCCCGGAGTTGTATCTTTTACGTTTCCCAGAATTAAATAGGGACATGATAAAGGGTAATGCCATCATACCCATGCTCATCCAGTTCATACCTCCCATTCCCCCTAGAAGTTTAGATAACCAACCTCCACCCCCTTGTTGGGGGGCGACACTGAGCATATCTAAATTATCCAATGAGAAAGCTGGGGTAGCACCAAATCCTTGCCCTTGCCCTTGTTGTAGCCCTAAACCCATTAAGAAATTGCTGGGGTTTAATCCTGAACTCGTTTGAAGATTGTCAAGGATAAGTCGGTCTAATCCTGTACCCATTTGGAGATTAGTTAGGGATTGGAAGTTAGAAGTGGGGGTTGAAGCCCCAAACCAATCTACCGGCATATCTCCCATTAACCCTGAAACAAGAGTTTCATTAGGGGTAGAACTTCTTAACTGATTCTGTAGATTTCTACGAGTGGGATTCCTCTCATTTTCAAACATCCCCCTTCTTAACTGGTCATCCAGAATCCTCCGGGTGTCCTCATCCCTAAGCGGTTGTGGTACTTCTGGTTTCCCAGTTCTCTCTAGGGTTCCCCCTGTCAATCCTTGTCTCTTTCTCTCTTTGAACAAACGATTAAACTCTGCGTTGGCAGGGTTGTTATTCAATTGGTAATCTACTGCTTGTTCATTGACAACTGGTTTAGGTTTAGGTTTGGGTTTAACCGGAGTTTGCCCAACACTGGGGGGAGCAGGTAAAACATTAGACTGGGAGCCAGTTTGAGGCTTTGTACCAGGTTTTACGTTAGGAGGCGGGGGTAGAATCTCAGCACCAAAGTTATTAGGATACTGGGTGTTAGCGGTTGAAGAATATTGAGGATTAGCTGTTGGGTTTTGTACAGTATTAGAGCTTAACTTAACTAAAATCTCTTTCAGCGTAGTCTGACTTTGCAACAGCGTGTTTTTGATGTTTTCTTGAATGGAAGTTTGTAAGGCAATATTTGTTGCCATACCTTCTTGACCATTCGCAGAACCTATTGAGATTAATTTAGATAATTCAGCGTCCTTAGTGTTGTTAGCAATTTCCTTGGCCAAAGTTGAATACATCGTAGAAGCCGCTTTGCCCGCATCATCTATGTTGGCAGAGGAAACTATTTGACGACGCATTCTCTCGTTTAACTCTTTTAATGCTGTTTGTTGTTGGGCATCTACAGCTAAAATTTGCTCTCTGAGTTTTTCCTTCGATTTCGGGTCGTCAGGGTTGGACATTGCGGCGGACTGGAAGTTTAAATTAGCCCCCACCCTACTAAAATCAGGCATACTTGGGTTTAATATCCCAGATGTGTCTCTTTTAGTTAGCATATCTTTGAAGGGGGATACAATCACATCCTTCAATTGTTCCCAACCTATCCGTCCAAAGTCTTTGATTAAACTCTGGGAAAAATCTCTCATTCTATCAGCAAAAGATTTACTGGAGTCGGTGAGAATATCATAAAGATTGGAGAAAGCCCCATCAACAGTATTGGCTATTTGAACGTTTGCACGATAGCCTTCATCCAACTCTAAGGCAGATTTTTCAACTTGGACTTTTAAGTTGTTGTACGCCATCACACGGGCATTCCCAACTTCATTGTCTATTGCTATGAGTCGAGATTGGTACTCAACATATTTTCTAGCTATTTCCGCTTGAGCTTCAGGTGTGTTGTACATACCCTTAGCCGCATTCGAGTCCATGTTGGCTAATTCTGCAACTATGTTAGCTCTTTCCTCAGCACTTTTGAGAGTAGCTTCAGTTACTTTTTTTATTGCATCAATACGGGAATTTTCTAAATCTATAGAAGCGGCTTCCCTACGAGTAGACCGGGAATCCGACATTCCGAGAATTTGTGACCGGGCAGAATTAGATTCCATCAATGCACTTTGAGCATTACCCCTAGCATCCTCTTGGACTTTAGCTATTGCCAATTTCCCTAATTCCCCTCTTAGTGCATCATTGATTTTTTGAAGGGCTATTGTGGCTTGTTTTTGTTGCTCTAAATATTTCTTACCTTCTTCTAGTCTCTCACGGTCAACTAAACTCAGGGAACCAAATACACTATTCATGGTCTCAAGTTGAGATTCCATTAACTGTATTTGAGTTTCTAAGTCGAAGATAGATTTAGTAATTGCTTCTCGTCTTTGCTCTACTTCTGTTACAGCATCTGAGACACTACTGAATCCTCTGCTAAGACCTCTAGCTCCTTGAAATAACTCAATAAAGCTGTTGAAGTAGGTTATATTGGCTTTAATTTTGGAAGTCTCTAGGAGATTTTTAGCTTCTAACTCTAACCCCCCTCTTTTTGCATCATTCACACCTATAGATGCCTCACCCATCGATACTTTTTGGGCAAAGAATTGGTCAGGGAACACAGCCCCTAGTGAACGGTTTAGCTCTACTTGTCTTCTTATCTGTGAAGATTCTTGTTGTAGTTCTAAACTCTCTTGTTGATTTTTGAACAGACTATTTTGTAAGTCCCCCACAATCGTCAATAAACCCGAAGAAGCTCCACCAGGCATCACCATACCCATCAATTCATTACTTCTTTGTCTAGACCGTTCTGATAGGTCTTGGAAGAAAGTATTTACCTGACGGAGTAGGGAAGCAAGTGCGTCCCCTAACGCTTCCTTCAGCATCCTGGGAATTTGCTTAAATACACCTTCTAATCCTGAGAGGGCTTTAGCATCTTGCGCCCCAAAACCACTAGGATTTGTCTGTTGAATAACTTTTAAGGCTTGTATTTGTTGAGCTAATTGTACCCCTTGAGTTCTTACCCCATCAAAGAGTTGAGTGGTTTTTACCATAAACTCACTGTTACCCCCGAAAGATGAGGCTAACCCAGTTGCTGTGTTTGTGGCTTGTTGGAACGTTTGGGCTACAGCATTTCTTATTTGTTGGGTAAGATTACGCTGAATTAGCTCATTCTGTTTAGCAATCTCAGCCCTTTCATTCTGTTTCTCTTTGATAGCATCTAATTGCCCTTTTATCAAGTCTTTAGATAGTGCATTAACATTTTTATCAGGGGATGCTTTAGGTACAAATACTGGTTGCCCCGTACCCTCATAGTTGTCCTTGATGCCCCCACCTACCTGCGGGTTTACATCTTTAAACTGATTAGCAAGGTTGTTCCGACGGTCAACAAAGAATTGGTCTATTTGTCTTAGTTTTGTCTGATTCCCTAACAGGGTATTTTCTGCCTGACTTAAGATACCAAAGAATTGCTCCAAATTAGCATTTACTTGTCCTTTAAATGCCGTGGCCAACACAAAAGATTGACGCTCCAATTCTAAAGATTTTTGCCTTAGTTGGAGAATCTGGTTTTCTTGCTCAATTCTGCTCCGGTTCATATCGTCAATAAGACGACGGTACTTTTCTAGGTCAGCAGGAACACCTTCTTTAACTGCCCCAGGTTTTTCTAAAGGTTTTGGTTTATCCGTGTTTAAATCTTTAGTCAATGCAATTAAATTCTCATTCATTGCATTTCTTTCGGCAAACGGGGTTTTATTGTCGCTTACCTTTTCACGGGCTTTTGTGATAAATTGTTCCAGGAACGTTGTGCTGTCCCCTACAATTTCTCCAGACTCAATCTGTTTCTTAATTTTATCCCACGCAGGTTTTAATTGTCCCTTTTTCCGTAGGGCTTCCTCTAATTCTTTGGTTGTGTCTTGTGTTAACTCCGAAGCAGTTTTGGCTATGTCCGCCCCTTCTTTCTCATTTCTCCTTACCGTCTCTAAGACATCTGCTTGACTTAATAAGAAGGCTTCCCCCTCTTTACCTTTGGTTTTTCCAGAAGATAGACCAGTAATTGTTTGTAGATTGGTGATTTTGCTTCTGCTTGCCGTTTCTCTTAGGGCTTGCTCCGCAGAACTTCCCTCTAGACCTGCCCCAGTACGAATTAAGGCATTCAGACGTTCAGGGGTTTTGGATAATGCCTCTGTACCGAAACTACTAGAAGATAAATCTGCTCTGTTACCCTCACTATCCTGTTCTCTTACTTTCCCTGTTTTCTCATCAAAAACTGCATTATTACCAAATAAGTCCCGAACTCTTGATTGTTGGGCTTCTAATGTGGCGGCTTGACGGTTTTTAAGATTCCCATTTTCCTTAGCGATTTCTGCCAGTATTTTAGGATTTAGGAAAGACCCCATACCAGCCGTTGATAAATCGGCAACTCCGTATTCTCCAGATTTAGTGGTTAAAGCTCTTGCTATTTCTTTTCTATTATCTGGTTTTGTTATATCACTTACAAGTGCATTTTGTATCTTTCCATCTTGAATTTCTATAAATCGACTTTGGTTTGCCCCCGTACCACCAGTTATGTAATAGGTTTTTCCTCCTATTACTACTTTTCGCATTCCCTCTTTAATTGTCTCCGCATTTAATGCCCCCTCCTCAGCAAAATTCTCTGCGGATGTGGTTACACCACCAAATACATTTTTCCTTGCTTTCTCCCTACCTGTTTTTATCCAAGATTTGCTTCTTGTATTCTCTAGGGCTAATAGAACTGCTTCAGCGTCCTTATCCGTCAATCCTTTGACAGCATCTTTATTTCTTATTGTTATCCCTTCAACTTGACCTGTCTCTGCCCCATAGTTAAATACTCTTTCACTAACCCCTTCACCAACTGATTTAAGGTCTCCTGCCACTTGTCTTATTTCAGAGTCTAACCCTGCTTTAGCCATAGTGCCTGTGGCTTCATTTATCAAGGGTAAAAACGCTTTAAATGCTTCCGCCAGATTACCCATCAACCCCGCAAAATCTGAGAGTAAGTTGTTAAGGTTTGCAAATACTCTATCTACATTTTCCCCTTCCGATACAAAGTCTATCGCTGAGTTTAACCAGTTCTCAAATATTCTGCCTACATTCCCTAACGTACTGGAAATTCCATCCACAAATTTATCAATGAGCTTATTCTCTGATAAATTGCCAAATACTTCGCCTAATTTTTCAGATATTCTTTCCAGTGGCCCGGAAAACTTCTCCATACCAGCAGTTAACTCGTTGGCTATTTTGTTGAAAAATAGCACCATTTGAGTAAAACCAGGAGCCAATTTAGCGGCAAACGATTCCACGTTTTCTTTGGTGGATTCGATTAATTCCATTGCCCCCTTTAAACCCTTTTGGCGCAGTCGAATGAAGTCGGGTAGCAATTCCCCGTCTTTCTCATTATTAAAGTTGGCAAACTCTCGTTTTTGTTCTTCTGCTTTTTCACGTCCTTCAAGAGTTAAGTTTCTATAACCAATTTGGAAGGTGTCCCCACCACCGAACAGATTAGATACCCCTCTAGCCCTCATATTTGCTTGTTCTTGTAACCCTAGACTTTTGTAATAGTCTCCTGTTACATTCTCCATCCCCGCAATTCCCACTGCCTCACCCTTTTTCAGGACTGAATCCATCACAGTGTCTAATCTGGCAAATTCTGCGGCAAAGTCTCCAGGATTTCTTAATGCTGTTAGTAAATCTCCTTGCCCATCCTCTCCCTGATAATACTTGGACACTACCCCGTACATCTGGCGGTTTACATTACCCCCACTTATACCGTTGTAGATGGTTTTTAACATTGTACCCGCTACTTCCGGGGTACTTAAGTTAAACATTGTTGCAAACCCTTGCATCACATCTCTCATCGAGATTCCTGCTACGGCCGCCGCAGATAGCGAATCCTGAGTTGCATATTTATATCTACGAAATTCGGCAGGAGTGGACAGTCCCAAAGCGGCAATTTCTCTAACAATAGTTTTTATACTATTTTCAGGGAATGCCATTTTAAATTGTTTTACTAATATGCTGGCTTCATCTAACTGGTCTCCTGGTAACTCTACTGCTTCTCCTAAACCAGCAGTTTGATACAATGCCCCCCGTCTCATTTCTTCAGGGGTTGTTCCACCTATAATCTCATTATAATTAAACCCGGCTTTTACCAATTGTTTAAATAGTTCCGCAATTTCTACCCGTCCATAAGACAGGTCAGATGCAGTCAAGGTAACTGCCCTCTGTACGTCCTTAGATTTTGTGTTAAATTCCACACTATCTTGTCCAAAGCCTTCCCTTTTCCCCGTAACATATAAACCCATGTTTATACGCCTTTCTTCTTCGGCAAAGTTCATCATCCCACGGGCTACCGTGTTCATATAACCACCGAGAGTGGCTTTAATGACCTCCATTCTGGAGTTTAAAGCTAACTGAAGTCCGTTGGCCAGGGCTTCTGCTATTGCCGCACCTAAAAGACTTCCCACCGGTCCACCAACGACCCCCCCTAAAGCCGCTCCAAATCCACCACCAAATGCAGACCCCGCTTCACCCCCTGCTTTACCCATTTCTTTGGATATGCTTTGGGTTGCTTGGGTAGCACTTTCTCTCACTGATGCTATGGTGTTCACTGACGTTGAACGAACACTATTGGCTAAAGCATAAAGTCTTTCGGCTTCAGCCATCGCTTCAGTTGTACCCAAGACTTGTAACTGTTGAGCTTTTTTGGATAATTCGTTAGCCGTACCTTCTACTGTTCTTTCGTAGTCTTTTATGGCAGATTCTACACCTTTAGACAGATTGTTTACTGCCTTTTGTGCTGAATCCACTCCTTCTTTGGCTAATATTTCTGATGCTTGGTTATATGCTACTCCTACTCTCTCCGCAAATTTCTTACCAGACTCTCCCAGTGCTTTATCTGCTATGTTTACTGCTTCTTGGGTTTTCTTTAAGGAGCTTTCTAGTGCCTTCTCAATTTCTTCCGCAGGTTTGGACAGATTATTTCTGATGTCAGCTAAATTATTGGCTAGTGTTGACCCCACACTTAATGCCTTTAACTGGACTTTTTGTAACCCTCTCTCTATTTGCGAGAAATCCATCGCAGATAGTTGTTTCGCTAATGTTTCAGCCGCTTTCCCTACAGCTTTGTCCTTAGCATCTGTAGATGCTGATGCTAAATTCTTTATTTGGTTTAATTGGGCTTGTACCTGTTGTTGGGTATTCTCTAAAGACCTTTTGGTATTTAATTCTACATCCTTTAAGGCCTGGTTTACTTGTCCTAATGCCGCAGTTGTAGTGGTTGCTACATCTCTCAACCCCCTTTCTGCCGCTTGATTTATATTTGCTAAAGATTCTGTGGCTTCTTTCTCAATTCTCTTGGTTTGCCCCATAGCCTCGTTCAGACTTCTTTGGACAGAGTTACCAATGCCACGACCTAGACCTTCAAAACTTCTGGCGAATCTTTGCGATACGTCTTCTGTAAATGTGAAGATTAACCGATTTACAGAACTTTGCAATAAGTTCTCAAATTGGTTTAAGGTTCTTTCTGCTGGACTTGTATCTAATCCTATCGAAACAAATAGTGACGATACATTGTATCCTTGCTGTTCTGGCATCCTCAGTTATACTCCAAGCGGGGTCTAACTTAGCTTTGGGCGATTTTTTCTCAAACCCCTTGACAAACCCTAGATAACCCTGCTATACTGGATTCAACCAACTAAAGGTACTTATCTGAGATGTCTAATAATTCTTCTGTAGACAATAATTCTTCCCCCAATTTAGGGTGTTTCCTTAATATTATTGAGAGAGCTACTAAAGCAGGCTTGGATGCGTTAATTCTGTACAATATTACCCGTGGTCTTTCTCTCCATGTACACCATCAGAATCTAGGGGTTAAAGGGGGAAACCTAGCGGATTTCATTCTATACCTTGATTCCTCAGAAGCTGAGTTTGATACTGTCTCAGAGTATGTAGACCGTGTTGAGGGGGAGGCAAGGTTAATAAAATTGGGGGAGGTAGTCCTGTCTAAACTGTCCTACGAGAAACAAGAAGCCATTATTTTGTACGTCCTATCAACTCATGAACCATCTGTTATTCTTTAGTTAAACAACCACCAATACCAGACAAAAATGAGTAGTTATTTTGAGAAGTTAATGGCGGGAACGACTGGAAGACTTTTAGAAGAAATGGGGGTTGAACCTGAAATTTTCTCTAAAGGGGAAAAATCCAACCTAACAGAATTAGAAATGTTGCTCACTATACTCAGACAAGTATCCCGCCCAATTCTGCGTAGATACTCCACTTATGATGGCTTAGTATTTGACCCCTTAAACCTAGTTTGGTTCATAAATTGTCGTGTTAGTTTTAACGGCAAATACATCGATGTGTATGGGCAAAGTCCAGAAGAAGCGGCTTATAACTGCATTAACTTATTCACAGGATTAGTCCTCTATAAAGACTCTGACTCTAAACAATACGAGTTTTTCTGTGAGTTTCGGGAAGACATGGATTTGAAAAAGAAAGAGTATAGACGCTAAGAAAACAGTTGACACACTGGCATCAAGGGGTTCTGTTTTAGACCCACCTTTGTTGGGATACATTAACATTTAAGGTAGTTTTCTACTAGGGTTAAAGTCTAAAAGTTTTTCTCAACCCCTTGACATTTTATCTACTCTCTGTTATACTGGGTTTAACCCAACAAAAACTGGTTAAGTGAGAACCAAGCTTAATCAATCAGGGTTAAACCCCTTTTAACTGGGGTAAAGCGGGCAGTTAGCCCGTGTTAGCTTGTGGAGTGGTGTTAAGCCGTCTTACCCACAGTGAAGCAAGAAATTAATGTTAATGAAAGTTAACATTTTTAAAACGGTCAAAATGGTACTATACTGTCAGACCGCTTCTTCTACTGTTCTTTCGTAGTCTTTTATGGCAGATTCTAGACCCACATGGAATACCTACCTTTAACCATCGAACAACAAGCCTGTGAAACGTCTAAACTAAATTTGGTTAAATCCCAAATCCCCGCTATCCGTCGGGCTATGCGTGATACGTCAGTCAAAGGAGAGGATTATTTTCAGGAGGGTCTTTGTCTGGTTCTAGAAAAACTTAAGACTTGGAACCCCAACAAAGGAACGCTCACCAGCTATTGCTGGTTGGATATTCGCAAAAGGTTCCGCCTTATTCGGCACAAAACCTATGTCATGGAATGCCAACTTCGAGATTTTCCCCTAGACAATATGGCATTCCGAGTCGATTCCACTGAATACCAAATGACCCTGAACCTGTTCTGGTCTAAACTCACCCCCCTCCAAAAGCAAATTGTCCGCAAACGTCTAATGGGTCTTACCCAAGAGGTAATAGCTAAAACTCTGGGTCTTACCCTGCGAACTTATAAGTCAGAAGTCAGAAAAATTAAGAAATTAGGAGCAAATTCTTGAAACCTACCCAATACCACGCTAAGGTCATCGAACAAAGTGTCAATTCCATCACAGGCGACACTATTACCACTTTTCAAATTCGTATTCCCCGATTTGTCTTAGCTCAACTCAATAAACACCGTATTTTGTCCTCTAATACCGAGTCGAATCGGGCTGTTCCGATTAAGAAAAAAGACCGAAAATTAGTAGAGAATCCCTATCACCCTGACCAATGGGGTACGAATCAGTCAGGAATGCAAGCTGGTAAGCCCCTGTCGGGTCTAAAGGCTAAATTAGCTGACCTTGTATGGTTCTGCTCCATGCACTCCCAACGGTTTTGGGCTAATTTATTGAACCTGCTTGGGGTTCATAAAGAAATTGTGAACCGACTTACTGAGCCTTTTCAAATGGTGGATGTGGTGCTGACCGGCACTCAATGGTTCAACTTTTTTGAACTTCGTACTTCCGAAAAAGCCCAGCCAGAGATTAGAAAGGTAGCCCGCTTGATGCTTGAGGCTTACCACAAATGTTCTGCTTATATCATATCAGATGGTGGTTTACATCTGCCCTATGTAACCAGGGAAGAAAGAGAACTGTACAAAGGTAATACTCTTTTACTCATTGCTCTGTCAGCCTCTCGTTGTGCGAGAGTGTCTTACCTCAACCACGAAGGGAATATGGATGTGGAAAAAGACGTTAAACTATTTATACGTTTAGTTAGCTCAAAGCATTGGTCAGCTTTAGAGCATACTGCCGTAGCCATCGACGCATCTGTGATGTGTGGCGGGTTTATTGGTTGGGTTCCTGCCCGTAAACTTTTTACAGGTGAGTCTGGTGACTATGCTATGGAAAAAGATACCAGGATTCTTAATGGGACTGAAATTCGCCAAGTAACTACCCATTGGGTTATGCCATTTAACTCTGATTTAGAAGCAAAGGACTTTTTTGATTCTGACCGAGATACTCATCAATAGGCGACAAAGCTAAACCCGTCATTACCTTTAAACGGGGAGTTTCTTATATCTAAGTTGGTCTGCCAAGACAATTCTTTTAGTCTCCGCAGACCTTCTTTTTTCAATCCCAGTACCACTTTTTCATAGTTCAAAGTTATACCCTCTACCTGTTCTACATAGAGTTTCTCTACATATTGTTGTATTTTACTATCTATTTCTTCCACTTTTTCCAGTAAAAATAAGATTCTTTCATAGCGCACTTGGTCTTCAATCACTTCTAGCATGAACTGCACATCAGCTTCATACTTAGGAAATTCTTCATACCCAAGTGCTATTTTAATTCTAGATATTTCATCTGGTGTGAACAGCATTTTTATCTCTTGGCAGGTGTTTTATTTAGTTTGAGCGTTGTGGTTTTACCCATGTTAAGTTTTGTTAAGACTGGTAAGGACAAAAAAAAGAGGGCTTTTAGACCCTCCCCATTTTGTTTAGTTTAGCCTAATCCGTTAGACTTACTATTGGACTTAGTTAAATTAGTGACCACATCTTGAGGTAGCGCAAACCATTCGCCTAAGACATGATATTCTTTATATTGTCTGTGAATACGTTTCTCTATTTCATATAAATCACAATTATTATACCGCTTTTTATGTATTAAGGTTAAACGGGTAGGCGATGCCACTTGTAATGAACTTAGTCTTTTATAGGGGTCTACACTAACCCCTATCTTTGTGTAACCTGTTGTAGCTTGCTGTATCCAATAAATATAGCCTGTAACCTTACTTTTCCCCTTGTTAGTTTGCTGAAATAATCCTTTGAGGCAATCCTCAGAACTTAGTGCGGCTGTCTTATAAGCTTGTCCTAAACTCACCCCATCAAACAAATGGATTGTCGAAGCATAAATACCCAGTAAGCCAAAGCGTCTAACAAAACTTTCGGATAATAATGTACTATCTGTTTCAGATAAATAATCCAATAGTAGAACGGTATCGGACGGCTTTATAGTTTCATCCTCCATGTATATCTCTAGAAATTTACAGGCTCGGATGATAGACATATCGTCTACTCCCACCATTTTCGCCACGCCACGGATTGACAAATTCCCTTGTTCACTGGCATCTTGGGAAACGAAAGCGAGTAATTCAGTCTGATTGCTTGGAATGATAGCCATATTTGACCTATAATGTATGTTCCCTTCCATTATATGCCAATTTTTCCAGCATTATCTACGGTCTTTCAGTAGGGATTCCCGTACACTTAGGCGTGGGGTAAGGACAAAAAACCACCCCCCGTTAAAGGGGTGATTTAGGGTTTATTAAGTCTTAGGCGACTTTAATATTACGGATAACTCCAACGTTTTTCCGAGTGGCTAATTGCAACTGGGCAATACAACCAACTACGAAGTTGTCCACATACAAGCTAGTTTGAGCCAGTTGACGCATTAAGGTATAAACACCGTTAGCCGAAAACGAGTTCTGTACGGGTGCGGAATAGAACGTTAAGTCTTCACGACGTAAGAAATACATTACACCTTCGTCAACATCAGTACCGAGAGCAGTGGTAATGGCAGATTCAGCCGCAGTACGGGTACGGTTACAATACACATCATCGATGATTGGGGTTCCCATGTAACCAGCCACGTTGAATCCTAAGTCCACCAAAGGAACTCGGTTGCCGTCAAAAGTCATGATTTGGAAGCTACGATTGGCTTCAAAGACTTTCTTGTATTGTTCAACGACTTTAGGGGTAGTTAGGATTAGGTCATACCGACCAGGACGGTAGCGGATTTTACGGTCTAATTCCAGCATAAAGTCGGTTTTTAAGGCTTGGCGTTTGTCGGTTGCGGCCGCTCCAGCATCCCAGCAATCTACGACCTGTCCTTGCCATAAAGGGTAGGTCGCTGAAGGAATACCCGCATAATCTCCAGTACCAGCCGCAATGGATAGACCGATGATTCCTCCATCAGAAATCGCACCAGTTCCATTGTATAATTTACGGTTTAAGGTAGTAGCTTGTTCGTCTACTGCATTACGCATTTGTGCAGACAGCAACTGACGTAATTCTGCATTGGAAACCATTTCTTTAGCTTCCTCAATCTCTTTCAAGTTCAAGGTGAAAGTAGATTGTAACGAAGAACTATTGATGGGTAACTGTGCCGGAATAGTTACGTCTTGGCTGGCCGCAGGTGCTGAACCAGTAATTGCTACTCCCGTTGCTTGCGTTCCACCAACTCCTACAGACCACTGGATATTGGACTTACGTTCGGGTAACTTCGTCAGCAACGACAAGAAGGTTGCTTCACGGTTTACCTCTTTGGTCAACAATTCCGAAAAAATCGTGTTGACTACTGCTAAATTAAGCTTTGCCATTTTCTAATTTTCCTATTATTTTCAGTAGATTCTTTTGTGTTTTATCCCACACAGGGTTTCTACGATTTTTTAGGCTGGCCGTAGTATCCATACATAAATAGCATTGGGCGTACCCCCCTGATATACTGTTTATCTTTTTTTGACTTAACCTCTTGACAAACCATTAGTTATCAGCTATAATGAAGTTAGTTCAAGAAAACAGTCTGCTGATTTGGCTAGACAGGTCGATTTCTTGAAATCAGTTTACCCCGATTCGGAGATTATTACAGATGTCGGTTCTGGACTTAACTTCAAAAGAAAAGGTATTCAAACCCTATTGGACAGATTACTCTCAGGAGATTAGTTCACTCTTGCTATCTCCCACCGAGATAGACTCTGCCGATTCGGATTTGAATTGTTCCAATACCTTTTCCTCAAGAACGGTGGAACAATCGTGGTTCTCAACAATACTCAAACAAGTCCCGAACAAGAACTTACCCCCTACTTACTATCAATCCTCCATATTTTCAGTTGCAGAGTCTACGGACTTAGAAAAAACAACAAAAATATCGAGGAAGATAAGACTTTACCCCGACAAAACTCAACAAAATCTACTGAATGAGCTAATCTCTCAATATCGGTTTGTTTACAATAAAACTGTAGATTTGCTGATAAACGGTAAAATTGGGGCTAATTGTGATTTAAAGACTAAGAGAGAAAGAAAAGGTTTGTCAAGCTATGACATCCGTGACACATTCTTTCAATTTTGGTTGGAGAAACACACTTGGTTAACCAATTGCATAAACATAAATACAGTAAAGGAGGCTATCACCGAAGCTATCAATGCCCAACAAGTAGGGTTTGCCCAATTAAAAGCGGGGTTAGTTGAAAGGTTTGAGTTAAAATTCAAATCTAGAAAAAAGCCCCGACAAACTATCAACCTAAAAAAGGAAATACTCTCAGCTAAGGGAGTGTTAGCCCCCCGAAACCTAAAACTAGAAACCCCCCTAAAATCAGACACAAGGGGTAGTTTTGATGGTCTAACCCTCACAACTACTGGGGGATTGTTCTACCTAATTTATACTGAAGATATTGCTAATAATCCAGAAGTCGAAAACCAAGACCTAAAGATTGTAGCATTAGACCCTGGTGTTAGAACTTTCCAAACTATTTTTTCGTCTAATGGAGTTTTTGGTAAATTTGGTGAAGAAGCCCTGAAGAGATTGGCTAAACTCTGTCATAAAGCAGACAAAATCCAATCTAAAATAGCTAAAACCAAAAACCAAAGTCGGATTGATTATCTAAGAATGTGGCAACAACGAACCACATTAAAGGTAAGAAATCTGAGGAAAGAACTCCACCACAAAATTAGCAGATTTTTAGTAGATAACTTTGATGTAATCCTTCTACCCTGCTTTAACACCAGTGAAATGGTCAAAAAGAAAGGCAGAAAAATCAATAAATCTACTACCCGTTCGATGTTAAATTTTGGACATTATGAGTTTAAGGAATTATTAAAGTTCAAAGCCAATAAATTTGGTAAAAAACTAATAATAGTTTCTGAGGCTTATACCTCCAAAACCGTATCATGGACAGGGGAAATAATAGCTAATCTAGGTGGGAGGAAAGTAATCAAATCTCAGAGTAACGAAAGTTTAGACAGAGATTTAAATGGAGCCAGAGGAATCCTAATAAAATTCTTAACTGAGCTACCCCAATAGGGAGTTACTACCCTTACATATTAACGAATGTTAATGTTTTAGTAACCGACGACGCTCAAACTATGTCTAAATCTAGTAGGTTGTCTTATGCGTATATTTCAGTTGGAATTGGAAAAGTTTGAGACCCATTGCAATATTTCTTTCCTTATCTCTGGTCTCGACTCCGCCCCCTATGAATTGGCTGAACGCCTTGCCCTACTAGGTTCTTCTGACTATAACAACCCTATCTGTGTTAGTCTTTCTGTTATCCGTTGCAATGCTTTTGATGGTATCATTCGTGACCTACTAGCTCTTTCTAAACTACCCGAACTTAACCCGTTTCTGACTTTAAAACTAATTAAGGTAGTCGAGGCTCTATACTGCCTGACTACCCATGATGGACTCGTTTGGGTTAATTTGGGATAGGGGAGAGGGGTCTAAAGCAGAACCCTCTTAACCTTAACTTAATCTTCAATAAACAAATCTTCCAGAATGTCCCGTTTCCCCTCTGTGGGGGCAGGGCTACTGTTTTGGGGTTTTAACCCAGCACCCCTAGCTTTGGATGTCGGGGGTAATAGACTTTTACCGAAATCAGTTTCTAGGAATTTTCCTAACGCCTCGTCCACACTTTCCACAGTATCCCCATTTTTGACAAAAGCTACACCATCTTCGTAAACTAAGTTATCCCCGTACTGTAGCTTAAAGGCTTTGGTCGCAATTCCTAAGTCTAGGGGCTTAAATTTGGATATGGTTGAGTTTAAGATGTTTTCTAGTTCTTTAGCAACTATTTTTCTGTCTTTTTCCTTTGACTGTTCCTTCAAATCTTCAATCTGTTTCTGTAGAGCCTGAAGACTTAGTTTCTGTTTGGGTGTCTCCACTTCCACTTCTAATTCTGGCTCAGGTTCGGGTGCTTTTGTGGTTCTTTTATCCCAGGATTTTTGTAGACTACTCGCCAATCCACTGTTTTTTCGGTCTACCTCGCTTAAGATGCCTGCCTTTAGCGTTCCCAATTCCCCTTGTAGTTGGTTTAGAAACGCCTGTTGCGATTCCTCTAATAATTGTTTAATTTCTTCCGGTGTCATATCTCTTTTAATTGTACACTTGGGTTTACATTTTCTGCTTTGGGCGTTATTGTCTAACAGGGGTCAGGATTTCCGTATTTTCACATTGTCTGGACATTGACAAATTCAAACAATTTGCTATAATTGATTTATGGTCTGTTATTCTTTTTCACAGACCCTAACTTAGCTATGAACAACAAAGCCAAAAAAGCAATCATTAAACTAGGCGACATCCAACTTGAAGGTTATCAATTAACTGATGGTAGCTATGCTATGTCCCAAAATGGTTGCAAAGCATTAGATATTCTTATAGGTAACTCAACCGGTAAAAAATACGCCAAACCCTTACTGGAACTGGACAATCTTTCTGTTCAGAAGGTTCATGTAGAGGGTACTAACTCATTAGCTAGACTTATGGGTATGGAGACCTTTTGTACTATAGTAAGTGCTTATGCTCAACTGGGCAACAAAAAATGCCAAGCCGTAGCTTTTTCCTGTTTGGTAGAATCTTTAGAACGTCGCTTAGACCATGCTTTCAATATTCAACGTACTGAAGAAGAACGCAATGACCGTCTCCAAACCAGAGTTGAAAGCAAAATCGCCCGTCGCACCCTAACTGACTCTTTCAAATATTATTTGGAAAATAACCCAGAACTAAGTTCTAATTATAAAAAGTACATCTATCCTAATTCTACAGACTATCTCAATGGGCTAGTCTTAGGCGTTAAATCAGGAGCTATCCGTGACCATATTCCTACTGAAGCCTTAAGAGAGCTAAAGTTTGCAGAAGAATTAGCTTCCAGATTTATTGTTGAAGATGGTTTAGAACCATTTGAAGCTGTCAAAAAGGCTTGTGAAATTGGCAAAATCAAACAAATTGGTTTAGATTAAGGCTAACATAGCGAATAGGGTTTTATCAATGTCTAACCTGTTTAGAGTTGATAAAACCCTATTTGTTTTAGGTATTAAATTCCCAACTAGGGGGGTCTGAATCCTAAAATAACCCCCCTAGTTGTTACTGATGTCCCGACCCTGTAGAGTTTCCAGGTTAACCCATCAACAGGGTAGGTAGGGGGGTGGATAGGTTTTTTTTTTTCTACAGGGGAGACCTAATTCCCCCCGCACTGCCCCAACCTAACCAGTCTCTCATCTCCTAGGGGGGGTAGGGGGGTAGGTTAGTTTTTTCTACAGGGGAGGACTAATTCCCCCCGCACTGCCCTCGACTAACCGTTATGCACAAGGTATGAGTATTTATACCTACCTCTAAAGATATAGCCCTGTTTTAACCCATCAAGTGGGGGGTTGCTTTGGTTTTTTATGTCATAGGACATCAATTCCCCAGTTAACCCTATCTACTCCAGTTTCGACTTGGCAAATCCCCCGCAAACCCCGTGCTGGAATGGTTTGACGATGTTGGTGTCCCTTAAGCCCCAGTTTGTCCCAAAATGTATCCATTTATACATTTCCTAAAAATGGGTAGGTTAAATGTTTGTCCTAGAGTATAATTTGACCTCAAGACTCTCTCCCTATTATAACTTGGGCGTGAAAAATTTGCAACCCATAAAACACTGAACTTTTGACAGATTTTTAAACTTGGTCTAACCATCATCAACAACGGCAATTAAGTCCTAATAGGGGGTAGTCAGGGGGGCAACCTGGAAAACCTTGTCCTGTCTGGGTTTCACCTGGTTCTAAGGGGGCAAGTAGGGGGGTTCGGAGAGAATTTCAGATTCAAGTAACCCCCCTACTTGTTAGACCCTTAGTACACTTGTACCAGACTGGGTTAAGCATGACCAGACTGGGTTAAGCATGACCAGACTGGGTTAAGCATGACCAGACTGGGTTAAGCATGACCAGACTGGGTTAAGCATGACCAGACTGGGTTGAACATGACTAGACGGGGTTGAACATGACCAGACTGGGTTAAGCATGACCAGACTGGGTTGAACATGACTAGACGGGGTTGAACATGACCAGACTGGGTTAAGCATGACCAGACTGGGTTAAGCATGACCAGACTGGGTTGAACATGACTAGACGGGGTTGAACATGACCAGACTGGGTTAAGCATGACCAGACTGGGTTAAGCATGACCAGACTGGGTTGAACATGACTAGACGGGGTTGAACATGACCAGACTGGGTTTCATCAGAGTCTAAAGGGGAAACTAGGGGGGGGTGAAAAATGCCTCGAACCCCCCCAGTTGTGGATTAATATAG